CGTTAAGTTCAAAGGCGGCAAATTAGTTGTAATCTTCACTCTTATATCCACTCTTGGTGGTGGTCTTTGGGCTGGCTTTGAGTTCTATAAAGACTACATGGATATGCGCGAAAAAATAGAAGGTTACACAGCACCTGATTTGAGCAGCTTTGACAAGAAACTGGCTGTAATGAACAAAACAATGAACGGGGTAACAAAACAGATGGATTCTGTGCGTACCCGTGTGGGTGAAGTACAACAGATTGTACGAGACACTCGACAAGATGTGCGTAGTGATGCAACAAAATTGTACGCCGGCATTTCTGCCGTGGACCGTCGATCAAGAACCCTGGATGCTGAGACTCGATCAGCGTTAAGACAAGCAGAAAAGAACATACGGGATATTACGGATTCTGCTTCTAGTCGTTTTGATGCTAAGATAAATGGGATAGACTCAAAGCTGAATACTTTTGAAAAGCGTCAAGACAAGAAACTTCGTGACGCTTTAAATAATCCGTTGCTTAAAAGATAGGTGCGTAGATGGCTCAAAAAAAACTACAAAAAGACAGTGGCTTTGAAGATTTAGATCTTGACGGCGATGGAATTGTTTCTGATCAAGAGATTAAGGCATTAGAAGCAATCGAGATGCGAGAAAAAATGGACGCTCAACGTCATATGGCGTGGACAGCCATGGTTAGCATGATTGTTTTTACCCTTGCTGTATTTCTTCCTATTTTTCCAGACGCTCGAATAAAAGCTTTGTCGGATCTTTTTGGGTTATTCTATATCGGACAGGCTGGCGTTGTCGGAGCGTTCATGGGAATGACGGCCTACATGAGTGCTAAAAAATAAATGATGATAAAGATATACATATTTATTTTTGTTATCGGCTTGGTTGGAAGTGTCGGTTATGGTGGGTACTATTATTACAAGGACACGCAAGACCGGATTAAAATACTAACAGAGAACACTGTTAAGTTAGAGCAAGCCAAAGCGGAGCAGGACAGTACTATTAAGACGTTGGTACAAGATGCAGATAAGTACAGAAAGCTCAATAAAGATTTAGGAAATAAATTGCAGAATGCGGAAACCTATAAAAATAAGCTTATTGGGAAGTTGAGAAAGCACAATCTTAGTCGATTAAGTCAGCAGAAACCAAAATTGGTAGAACAGAAGATAAACCGTGGAACAAAAAAGTTATTTGACAGTTTTAAGCGCATTACTACTGTCCCTGCTACTGAGTAGTTGTAGCTGGGATAAGTTAAAGCGTATAGAGGTTAAGCGAGTCGAGGTTGATCGCGTTATTCCAACGCAAAACCGGCCTCGTGAACTTGATTTAAACGATATCACTTGGTTTGTTGTAACGGATCAGAACTTTAACGACTTTAAAAAACGCTACACTAAACAAAACGGAAATTTCCTGTTCTATGCCATGAGCGTTAGAGACTATGAAACTTTAGCTTTAAACATGGCTGAAATTAAGCGATATATAGAACAACAAAAACAAATTATAATTTATTATGAAAAAGCAGTGGCCCCTAGACCAAAACCTGAGAAAATAAGGAACTAATTATGGCCAGAGAACCTACCTCACTTATTTCTGACGCAATGCCAGCTTCTGGTATGCCTCTTGCAGAGGGTCAAGACGTTTTAATTGACGATGACGAACAACTGGACCTTGGTGTTGTAGGAGATTTGGTTGAAGAGGAAGATGGGTCAGTCCTTATTGGCGAGATTGAAAACCTTGTTAGTGAGGAAATGCAATCAGATCCTGACGCAAACCTCGCGGAAGTTATTGATGAGCGTTTCCTTATGGATATCTCTTCTGAGTTGTTGGGATATTACGAAGATGACAAAAGCAGCCGGCAAGAATGGGAAGACGCTTACACTGATGGTTTAAGTCTTCTAGGTATTAGGTACGAAGAGAGAGAAGAGCCTTTTAGAGGTTCGAGCGGTGTAACGCATCCAGTTATTGCAGAGGCGGTAACACAGTTTCAGGCACAGGCATACAAGGAACTGCTTCCCAGTTCAGGCCCTGTAAGAACACAAGTTGTAGGCGCAGCAACGCCAGAGGTTCAGTCTCAAGCGCAACGTGTTCAGGAATTTATGAACTACCAGATTGTTCACAGGATGGAAGAGTATGATCCTGAGATGGATCGTTTGCTTTTTTATCTTCCGCTTGCTGGTAGCGCATTTAAGAAAGTTTACTTTGATGACATGCTGGACCGGGCTGTTTCTAGGTTTGTTCCGGCAGACGATTTACTTGTTCCGTACAACGCAACAGATCTACAAAGTGCCTCAAGAATTACTCATGTAATTCGTATGAATTCAAATGATGTACGCAAGTACCAAGCTGGTGGCTTTTACAGAGATGTTGATCTTTTGCCTTACGAGCAAGAGGACGAAGTTCGTGAAAAAGAACGCCGTCTTATGGGCGTTGAAAAGACAAGTTCTGACGAACAGGATTGTACAATACTGGAAGTTCATACGGATCTTGATCTACAAGGCTTTGAACACGTTAACCCAATTGACGGGGAACCGACAGGCATTAAGCTTCCATACATAATTACAATAGACGAGGGAAGTTCTAAGGTTTTGTCAGTTCGTCGCAACTGGACAGAGGGCGATGATCTTTATCGTAGGATAGAATACTTTACTCATTTTAAGTTTTTGCCAGGTCTTGGTTTTTATGGTTTTGGCCTTCTTCACATGATTGGTGGCTTGGGTCGTTCAGCAACGTCTATCTTACGACAGTTGATAGATGCCGGTACTCTTTCTAATTTACCAGCTGGGTTTAAAGCTCGTGGAATTAGAATTCGTGACTCTGATGAGCCTTTGTCTCCGGGAGAATTTAGGGACATTGATGTTCCCGGTGGGGCTCTTAGAGAAAGTATTATGCCGCTTCCTTACAAGGAACCAAGTCAGACGTTGATGTCTCTTCTTGGCTTTGTAGTGGATGCTGGTCGTCGTTTTGCCGCAATTGCAGATATGCAAGTTGGTGATGGTAACCAACAAGCGGCAGTAGGAACGACAGTTGCTCTTTTAGAGCGCGGCTCCAAGGTGATGTCAGCCATACACAAACGACTACATTATGCACAAAAACAAGAGTTTAGGATGCTAGCTCGTGTGTTCGCTGAATCACTCCCTCCGATGTATCCATATAATGTTTATGGTGCAGAAGCAGCTGTTAAGCAGATGGACTTTGATGAGCGTGTTGATGTCGTTCCTGTTTCTGATCCCAACATCTTTTCTATGTCTCAAAGGTTGGCTTTAGCTCAAACACAGCTTCAGCTTGCACAAAGCAACCCTCAAATGCACAATTTATATGAGGCTTTTCGCAGAATTTACGAAGCGATAGGCGTGCATAACATTGAGGCCCTGTTACCTGCTCCCCAGCCGCCTCAACCAGTAGATCCAGCCACAGAAAACGCCGCATCTGTAAATATGCAGCCTTTAAAGGCTTTTCCAGGTCAAGATCACGATGCACATATGACGGCACACATTATATTTATGAAAACACCCATACCAGGGTCAACTCCACCCATTTTTGCGGCCTTACAAGGCCATTTATGCGAACATATAGCCTTAAAAGCCCGTGAAGAGGTCGAAAAAGAGATGATGGCGGTGCAACAACAGGTTATGGAGGTCCAAAACGCTGTTCAAATGGGTCAAATAGCCCCTCAAGAGGTCCCTCCGATGCCTGAAATGCCTGATCCAGAGTCTATGGTCGCTGAAAAGATCGCTCAATACACTGAAGAAGTGATGGCTGCGCTTATGCCACCGCCTGAAGGCGAACAAGACCCGCTCGTTGAGCTTCGGTCTAAGGAATTGGACATAAAAGCGGCAGATTTACAGCGAAAATCGCAAGAATTTTCCGAAAGACTAGTTTTTGACATGGCAAAAGAGGAATCTAAGGAAGAAATGGCCGCAGAGAAGATTGATTCCCAAGAAGACATTGCCTTGTTACGTGCAGAGGTCAATCGTGAGCGTATCCAACAAGGAACGGCTGGTAGAGGGGAATAATGGCAATACCTCGCGCACAAATTCATAAACAGTTAACTGGAGGGAAGAAAATGGCTATGAAGAAAAAAGGCGGTACTCGTCGCAAGAAAATGATGGGTGGCGGTATGATGAAGAAAAAGGGTTATGCCCGTGGTGGCGCGATGAAGAAAAAAGGTTATGCTCGAGGTGGTGTTAAGCATTATTAATGCCTTATTTGCAAAGCAACATCCCGCATTTTCATTGCTGGGTGCGACGAGAGTTTACGCATAACCACGAGAAATATCATGGAGAGTATCTTCATGCTATGGCGATTGCGGTTAACACAATTCCAGATCGTTGTTTAAGCTTTCAGCTTATTTTTACTGGTTGTGAAAGCGATGGTACGGAAGAGGAAAATGTTCACGGAGGAGCTATGTGGGCTAGAATGCCGATTACAGCCCTTGTAGCAGACACTCCGTTGGAGGAATGGCCAGAAAGAATGGTAACGCACCACGCGCAACCTTGGGATTGCAGTTCCAGAGATCATTCTGTCATACAGTATGATAGAACGAGTTCTAGCCCTTGGATTTGTAAAATTGATGGTGAGTTTTATACGGGTAAATATATGTTTACTGTTGATTATACAGGGTCAGATATAGCGGATGACCCCGCGCAGCACAAACAAAGTCATGTTATTGAGATTACTGATGCTGGCAAATGGACAGGAAACATTATAGCATTACCAAACAACAGGGTTAGGACAACAAGTCCAGCCTTGTGGGAAACAGGCGAAGGTGCTCCTGACTTTAAGCCTAGTCAGTGGACACATAGTGCAGAATCAGATGGAAGCTACATGGACCCATCTGTAACCTTTGACAACTTGTATAGTGAGAAACAGTAATGTTTCACGTGAAACAAAATGGCTAGGAAACGCGAAAAGCCCATAAGACGCACTACCAAGGGTAAAGGCGCCAACTACCGCAAAACCAGCAAAGGTGCTGGAATGACGAAGA